AAGGAGAATACATCAAGCAACGTAGACCTGAGAAGTACAAGCATACTATCTTGGGAGGTTGGTTAGACAAGGCAGAGGGTGTTATCTTTAGCAATTGGACTATCGGAGACTTTCAAGAGGTTGCTCCGAGTGTATACGGTCAGGATTTTGGATTTTCAAATGACCCTACTACGTTAGTGCAGACATCGGTTGATAAGACGAACAAGAAAATATACCTCAAGTTGCACCTATACCAAACAGGCTTAATAACCTCCGAGATTATAAACATAAACAAACGAATAGCTGGAAACAGTTTAATAGTAGCGGATTCAGCTGAGCCTCGTTTGATACGTGAGATTAAATTAGCGGGTGTAAACATAACCGAAGCAGTCAAAGGTCAAGGTAGTGTAACGCATGGTATTAGTTTATTACAGGACTACGACTTAGTTATAGACCCTGATTCAATCGACTTGCACAAAGAGTTAAATAACTATTGTTGGCTTGAGAAAAAATCGAACACACCAATTGACAACCATAACCACGCAATAGATGCTATACGTTATGCGATTAGTTACCAATTAGAAAAGCCTAATCATGGAAAATACGCAGTACATTGACATAGCACAATTCAAACGTGTAGTTGAGGATTACATTTACAGAAAGAAGGGTATTCGTATTACATTAGTCTTTGACAATCCAATGATGATGAACAAGCACTTTAAAATGTTATCATGGGCTTATGATTACGTTATACAAAACAACAAAAATTAAGTTATATATATATGAAGATTGAATTAACAATACCAAGTTCTTTAGATGAGATTACTCTTGGGCAGTATCAGGAGTTTATTAAATCACAAGAAAACAACACTGACGAGTTATTCATCAGTCAAAAATTGGTTTCTATCTTTTGTCAGATACCACTTAACCAAGTGTTAAACATTCCAATCAAAGAGATTGAGTACATAGTTGAAAAGATAGGTAAACTATTCGAACAAAAACACGAATTTAAAACTACTTTCAAGTTAGGAAGTAAAGAATTTGGCTTTATTCCAAGTTTAGATAACATCAGCTTAGGTGAGTTTGTCGATTTAGACAGCAATATAAACGATTTAAGCAACTTTCACAAAGCAATGGCGGTAATGTATAGACCAATCACTAAAAGTGTCTCTAATATGTACGAGATTGAAGATTACGTTTCAAGTGCAACATACGCTGAGGTCATGAAGTTAGCACCTGTTTCAATTGCATTAGGAGCGCAGGTTTTTTTTTGGACTTTAGAAAGCGAATCTTTGAGAGCTTTGATAGTTTATTTGGAGCAAGCGGAGAAGGAAGTGACGAGTTTAGCGAAGCTGGACAGTTTGGGAGAAAGTGGGGATGGTATCAACACATCTATATCCTCGCTAAGGGAGATGTACTTAGATTTGGAGATGTCACAAAGGAATCACTCCTTAAATGTTTAACTTATTTATCGTTTGAAAAGGACAAAGTAGAGTTTGAAAATAAACAAATTAAAAAACAAATGAGATGACAGAATATTACGACATACTAAACACGATAAAGACGGAGCTTGATGCGATACCATTTGTTACAACTGTAACACAAGGCTCGATTGATGACGTTGACTTAAACAAACAAACGCTTTTTCCTTTAGCACATATCATAACTAACTCAGCAACGCCAACGCTTAACACGATGACATTTAATTTATCGGTTATTGCAATGGATATTGTAGACATATCAAAAGACGAAACAACGGATATTTTTGTAGGTAACGATAATGAGTTAGATGTACTTAATACTCAGTTAGCAGTATTGAATAGATTGTACAGAAAAATAGCAATGGCAGACTACGACATTGAAATAGCAAACGCTTCATTTGAACCATTTACAGAAAGATTTGAAAATTACCTTAGCGGTTGGGTACTAACGTTTGATGTTACTATTTATAACGACATGAGTGTATGTTAGACAACGAAAATGCGAAACGATTTTTAACTGATTTCAGGAACTATGTAGTTAAGGAGTCAAAGTCTAATTTAACGAGGCTAAAAAAGAGTTCGTCTAAGAAGTTGTACAATAGCATTAAAGGAAACGTAAAGGTATCTAAGAACAGCATGAGCGTAGACTTCCAAATGGAGGAGTACGGTTTGTTCCAAGATAAAGGAGTTAGCGGTAAGCGTAAGAAATACAAAACACCTTACACGTATAAAAGTAAGATGCCACCTCCTAAGAAATTAGATAAGTGGATTGTAAGAAAAGGCATAGCACCACGTAACGAGAAAGGTCAGTTAATGACACGTAAAAGTTTACAGTTTGTTATTGCACGAGGTATTTACATTAACGGTATTAAGCCAAGTTTATTTTTTACCAAACCATTTGAGAAAGCTTATAAACGTATGCCAAACGAACTAATACAAAAATACGGATTAGACTTAGACGACTTTTTAGAACACACATTAAAAGATTTTAAAATATGAGAATATTTGCACGTAGCCCTTTCATTATAGACATTGACGGAACGGGAGGAACAACAACGACATTAGAGTTATACATTTGGAACGGTACAGGTGCAGCACCGACTACACCTACTTATTCAATTAGTAAGAATGTAGCGAGTGCATCACTACCGATGACTTACTATAACATTAGCCCTTACATTCAGGAGTTTATTTCACATTTAGAAACTAACTATGTAAGCGGAGACGGTTATGTATCAGTACCTAATAACGAATGGTGTAATGTAGAGGCTCAATTGTATGTAGATAGAGACAACATCGAAAACAGATTGTACAGAGCGTTTGATGGTTATGGTTATTACGGTGAGGGAACTAATCCGCAGTTAAGTTCAATTATGATGAGCCAAAATACAACGTACTATTATCATAAAGATATTTATACTTACTTGCCTGGCGGTATAACAATTAGCACACCTCCTTCAAGTACTGCTATATTTGGCATTATATATTATGATGCTGACACTACTAATGTAATTTGGAGTGATTCTGGCGGTTTAGCATCCGATAGTGTTGTTAATGTTCCTCCTTCATTTAGTGATATTGAAGGTTATAAAAATACATATATTGAAATTGACATGGAAAGTCAAGGTTCAACTTATTTATACTTTAAACAAATTGAAGAGTGTAAATACGAGCCTGTTGTTGTAGACTTTATCAATAAGTTTGGAGCATGGCAAAGAATGTTTTTATTTAAAGCATCTTATAACAGTATTGAAACTACGCAAGATGAGTTTAACTATTTACAGTCTGACTTAGTGGATTACGATGTACTTGAGGGGCAACGCAGACAGTTTAACACAAACGGAAAAGAAACAATTAAAGCTAACTCAGGCTGGGTTGCTGAGGATTTCAAAGTACAGATACAAGAGTTGGTATTGAGTGAGCGTATCTTAGTAAACAATAAACCTGCAAAAACACGAACAAAGAGTTTAGACTTAGTAAAACACGTAAACCAAAAGATGATTAATTACACATTAGAGTTTGAGTTTAACTACGACACTATTAATTCCGTAATCTAATGGATAGAAAGTTACAAATATATATTGAAGGACAACGCTTGGATTTATTCCAAGATGAAAAGATAGTTGTAAATTCATCTATTCAAAATGTTAACGACATCTCGAAAGTATTTACCGATTTATCTCAGTCCTTTACCGTACCAGCAAACACGCATAACAATACAATATTTCATCATTTCTATAATTCAGATGTAGACGCTTACAACGATGTGGTATTAAATTACAACATTCGTAGAGAGGCGTTAATTGAAATTGATTTAACTACACTAAGAAAGGGTACAATACAGATTGAAAAGGCGAACCTAAAGAACGGAAAACCTTACAGCTATACAATGACATTCTACGGTCAATTAACATCGTTAAAAGACAAATTCGGAGAGGACAAATTAAGCGACTTAAATTATAGTAGTTACTCACATGAGTATACAGGTAACGAGGTTTACAATAGAGTTATAGGGTCAACGGATTATGATGTACGCTATCCTTTAATTTCAAGTTCACGTGTTTGGCAGTACGGAGGCGGAGGTTCTCAAGATATATCACAAAATAGTCATCACATTCATTATCAAGAGTTATTCCCAGCAATTAAAATAAACAGAATCTTTGATGCTATTGAAACAAAGTACGGTGTAACATTAAGCGGGAACATTAGACTTGATAAACGCTTTGATAATTGCTTTTTGTATCTAAAGAACAAAGATGCAATGATTACCACAACAAGTGCTGTTGAGGTTAACATTCCAAGTACTTCGTCTCAGTATTTTAACGCAAGCACGAATCAAGTTTTAGTTAATTATATTACTGAGAATCAATTAGGCTTAACAGGACTAATTACTAACTACACGGGTACGCATTACATTACGCTTAATTTAACGCCTTCTAATAGCGTTCAGTATTATGTTGATGTATTCTATAACGGACAGTTGCAATACACCGTTACAAGTGCAGGAAGTGATACAATAGATTTAGGACAATTGCCTAACGTTTACGGATTAGCACAAAACATTAGTGTACAATTACGCTCAGATTCTCCGATGAGTTTCTCGTCAAGTTTTGATTATAATTTCGGCTATTCACTTTTACTTAATGGTACGCCTACTTTCGGAACTATTACAGCATCGGTTACTAACTCAACAACAAGTTTAATATCGTTACTTGATTTAAGTACGTTAATGCCTGACATGAAGGTTGCAGACTTTGTATCAGGAATAATCAAAGAGTACAACTTAACTATCGAACCAATTAGCGAAACTTACTACAAATTTGAAACGGTAGATAGTTGGTATCAAGCAGGGGTGTTATGGGATGTTACAAAATACACTGACATATCAAGTATAGACATTGAGCGAATTAAATTGTATAAAAAGATTTCATTTAAGCATATCGAGAGTGAATCTTTTATGAACAAGCAATTTAAGGAAACAAATTTACGTGAGTATGGAAGTTTGGAGTACCAATTTGATACTGACGGTGGCGACTTTGTAGTTGATTTACCTTTTGAGAATATACTATTTAGTAGATTAGCAAATAATTTACAAGTAGGTTATTCATTAACTAAAGCACCCGACTATAAACCGTACATTCCAAAGCCTACTTTGTTGTTTTTAAATGATGCAACTTCATGTGATACTTTCTATTTAAGAACTGACACAACAACACACGCTATAACTTCTTACTATTCATTTGGTCAGGACTTAATTTACAACTCAACAAATTACTCGTTGAACTTTGGTAACGATATTAGTTCATTCTACAACGTAAATATCACCAATTCAATGTTTATAACTTGGTATAATGCTTACTTAAACAACTTGTACCAACGAAAAAACAGATATACCTACGTAAAGACGAAGCTACCTTTATATATTTTAACACAATTAAAGCTAAATGACAGGCTTTTAATACGTGACCATAGGTACATAATCAATGAAATGAAAATTGACATCACAAGCGGTGTTGTAGACTTTGTTTTGATTAACGATTTTGCTCAGATAGTTCCTAAGATTTACAATAAAATTATTTCAGGACAGCAATTTTTTAATGTACCTATTACTTTTCCAAATGGAGCTGTTGATATTACTTTTGATTTAATCAATGCAAACGGTGCTACAATAGATGAGGACACTTTAACAGGTGATTATACATTACAAGTTAGTGTACCTGCTTACTTACCAAAGGTATTAAAAGAACGGATAGCAACTGATGGCGGAACATGGGAGGCTCAAACTTGCATACAATCATTGTACAGCCCTGCATACGTTATTACAATAGAGTATAACTTCCCAACTAAAACAACAACTGAGGACATAATAATATATCAACAATGGTAAACCTTAAACAAATAATTGATATTCTAAGTTTAGATAATCACTACGGAATAAGCAACGAGATTGACATTGCAAAAGGTATCAACAAGTTACCTCACAATTTCAAGGATAGTAAAAAAATTATAAAAAGACGATTTAAAAGTTTAAACAATGGCTGAGAAAAGAGTAATAGAAATTGATGTAAATACAGCGAGTGCTGTAAAGAATGTTGACTTATTGTCTCAGTCTTTTGAGGATGCTTACGGTGAGATACAACCGTTAACAGGTCGAATGGGTGAACTTGAAGACCAATTATACGAATTAGCAAACGCTGGTAAACAAGGAACGGAGGAATTTGAAACGCTATCGGCTGAGGTTGGTAGAATGAAAAAAGTAATCCAACAAACCGACATGACGGTTGACGCTTTGGCTAAGACTACATCTCAAAAGTTGGGCGGTGCTTTGTCATTTGTTTCGGGTGGGTTTTCCACGTTTCAGGGTGCAATGGGTGCTGTTGGTGTTGATAGTGCAGCATTAGAGGAAAGTATCTTAAAGGTACAGTCAGCAATGGCAATTACGCAGGGTATTGATTCAATGCGTGAAGGCTACAAAGATGTTAAAGCACTTACAGGAGACTTAGCAAAGAACTTAGCAAAAACAGCAATAGGACAAAAGTTAGTAACAGCAGCGCAATTGATTGGGGCTACTGCTATGAAGGTTTTAAATGCTGTAATGAAAGCGAATCCTATCTTCTTAATCATTGGAGGTATTACTGCTTTAGTTGGTGCGTTTGCATTGTTTGGAGGTAGTTCAGAGGATGCTGCTGAAAGTGCTGAGAAGTTCACAAAGTCACTTGAAAGACAACGTGGTGCAATTGACGATAACTTTGATTCATTACAAAAGGCTCAATCACGTAGAACTGAGTTAATGAAGGCACAAGGTGCGTCTGATAAACAAATATTTGAGCAAGAGCAGAAAAACACGAAACAAAATGCTGAGGCTAAAAAAGATGCGTTTAAAAAAGAAGGTGAAGCATACGCTAAACTAAGACAACACTACAAAATATTAATGGCTGTCGGTAATGAAGATGAAGCAGCTAAAATACGTGAGCAGTTAACAACTTCGGCACAACGATACAAAACATTAGGCAAACAGTCAAAGGATTACTATACCGACTTAAAGCACAATAAAAAAGTATTTGATGCTGAGGAAACTGCTGAGGAAAAAGAGAAAGCAAAAGAAGCAGAGGCAAAACAAAAAGAAGCTAATCAAAGAGCAAAGGAAAAACAAAAAGAGGCAACTCAAAAGAAAAACGAAGAGTTAGCAGAAATAGCAAGAGCGCAGTTAGAAGCAACTAAAACTCAAAGCGAACTTGAAATTATAGATGTTGAGGCAAAGTATAATAAACTTATTGCACTTGCTAAAAAACACGGTAAAGAAACTAAAGATTTCGAGGCTCAAAAGTTAGAAGAGGTTAACGCTATTAAGACAAAGAAATTTGAGGATGAGCAAAAAATAATTGAAGAGGCTAATCAAAAACGAATTGACTTAGAAGATAAACAATTTCAATTAGAACAAGAGTTAACTCAAACAGCACAAGAAAAAGAAATTGCAGATTTAGTTAGTCAATACGAAGCAAAGTTTGAATTAGCAAATGGAAACGCTGAACTTGAAAAGCAATTAACTGAAAAGCAAAAGCAAGATATTGCTGCTATAAATGACAAATATCGTTTAGAGCAAAAAACCAAAGATGATGCAGATGCTGAAACTAAAAAGGCAAGAGAAAAAAGCATTAGAGATTTTTGGATTGATTCGGCTATTCAAACATTTAATTTATTAGGTGAGTTATCACAAACATTTGCGGGTAATAGCGAAAAGGCACAACGTAGAGCGTTTAACATTCAAAAGGCAGCTAACATAGCAAGTACTTTATTAGAAACTTACAAAGCTGCTCAAAGTGCTTATGCTTCTCAAATAACGCCCGGTGACCCTTCGTCTTTAATTCGTGGAGCGGTTGCTGCTGGTATTGCTACTGCATCAGGTTTAGGTCGTGTAGCACAAATTGCAAAAACACAATTTAATAGTTCATCAAGTAACGCAGGAGGTGGCGGTGATAATGGAGCGGGTAGTTTACCACAACAAGCACAACAAGCACCTCAATTTAACATAGTAGGAAACGCAAGTGCTAATCCTCTTGCTCAGTTAGGTAATGCACCAATGCAAGCATACGTGGTTAGTGGTGAGGTTACATCGGCTCAAAGTTTAGAACGTAACAGAATAAAATCGGCTACACTTTAAAAACAAAACAAAAACAAACAATTTAAGTTATTAAGATATGAATAAAATTATCGAATTAGTAATTGACGAAAACGATGAGCATTCAGGAATTGATGCTGTAAGCGTTGTACATTCACCAGCTATCCAAGAAAACTTTATTGCTTTAAATAAGCATGAAGTAGAGTTAAAAGAAATTGACGCAGAAAAGAAAATCCTAATGGGTGCTGCTTTAATTCCTAACAAACAAATTTACCGTGAGAGTGAAAAACACGGACAATACTACATTTACTTTTCAGAAGATACAGTACGTAAAGCATCAGAGTTATTCTTAATGAATAGCAATCAAAATAATGCAACTTACGAACATGAAAAAAAGTTAAACGGTTTGAGTGTTGTTGAATCTTGGATTATTGAAGATGAGAAACAAGATAAATCTGTTAAATACGGTTTTAGTTTACCCGTAGGTACATGGATGATTTCAATGAAAGTAAACAACGATGATGTTTGGAAAGATGTTAAAGACGGTAAGGTAAAAGGCTTTTCTATCGAGGGCTATTTTGCTGATAAGTTAGAAATGAGTTTACAAGCACAAGAGGAACAAGAGTTAATTGAAAAGATTAAGGAAATTTTAAAACAATCATAAAATGGCAAAGACAAAAAGTAAAACATCACCACAAAATAGCAAACGTGGTTGTATATGTAAAGACGGTACTTACAACGTAGATTGTTGTGACGGTAGCATACAAGCGCAAGGCATCGGAGGTTTAAACGAACAAAGTGTTTCTAATGTTGTAAACACGAATGAGCCAAGAGTTATATCAAACTCAAGAGGTTAAAAATACAACAAAAAGTAAAAATTAAGTTTTATTATAAAAAGCAAACAAATGAGTGTATTAAACGACATCTTCAAAAAGATTGAGGGTAAAACAGAATTATCATCGCATCAAGTAGAATTGGCTATAATGGATGATTTTAAAACTGTATTCAATAAAGCAAATAATGACCAAGCAAAAATAGCTACTGCTTTAGTTGGTTATTTAGCTAAGTCATCTAATGATTTTAAATCAAATTTAGAAGATTGGAGAAAATCTGCTGTTATTGGGAATCAATTAATTGAAAAATCTAAAGAGTTAGGTATAGAATTACCAGCACCAATTTTAAATAGTATTAAAGCATCTGAAATTGAGGTTAAAAATATGCCGTCATTACTTTCAAAGATTGCACAATTATACGGGTTATTTTAAATAATTAATAAACAAAAACAAATAAATATGAGCGTAATAAACCAAATTAAAACCTTATTAGGTATGGAGGTAAAATTAGAGCAAATGAAATTAGTTGACGGTGTAACAATCGTTGAGGCTGATTCATTTGAGGCGGGAATGGAAGTATTCATCGTTACAGAAGATGAGCAAAAAATTGCTTTACCAATTGGAAGCTACGAAATGGAAAATGGGTTTATCTTAATCGTTGAGGAGGAAGGTATCATCGCATCTTACATGGAAGCAGAAAAAGAGGAAGAGGAAGCACCTGTTGAGGAAGCACCAGCAGAGGAAGTACCTGTTGAGGCAGAAGCTGAAAAACAAGTTAAAAAAACTGTTGAATCAATTGTTAAAGAAACATTCTTTTCAGAGATTGAAGCATTGAAACAAGAAAACATTGACTTGAAAGCACAATTAGAGAAATTGTCAGAGCAACCAAAAGAGGAGGTATCAGAAGTTGAATTATCAGATGTTAAGCCTATT